GAATTTGGGAGGAACTATAATGCCACTTATACCTATGGTAGTCGAGCAAGAAGCTCGCGGAGAACGTTCATACGATATTTACAGTCGTTTGATGAAAGATCGTATTGTTATGCTTAACGGTGTAGTTGAAGACAATATGGCAAATTTAATTGTAGCACAGTTATTGTTTTTAGAAAGTGACAACCCTGATAAAACAATTAACTTATACATTAACTCACCTGGCGGTGCTGTAACGGCAGGACTTGCTATCTATGATACTATGCAATATATCAAAAATGATGTTCGTACTATTGTAATGGGTCAAGCCTGTTCAATGGGCAGTTTCTTAGCTCAAGCAGGTACAGCAGGTAAGAGAGTAGTATTACCCGAGAGTCGTACAATGATCCATCGTGTTAGCTCAGGCACACGAGGTACTTCAGGTAGTGTACACGTACAAGAACTTGAAATGGAAGATGCTATTCGATCGTTTGAAGAAAGCAAAAAAGTAAACAAGCGTCTTACAGAGTTGTATGTGAAGCATAACACAGCAGGTAAGACCTATGACGAATTGTTTGAAACAATGAAATTTGACACATTTTTAACAGCACAAGAGGCAGTAGACAATGGATTCGCAGATAAAGTCGTCACCAGTCGCTGATACAATAGCGTCACTCAAAGGTATCCCTACTAAGGAAGCATTAAAGACACTACTAGAACAAAACGTAATAGTAGTTGACTTTAACAAACTTAACGGTGACAAGAGAGTTATGACTTGTACACTGCGTGAAGATATGAAACCTCGTGCTACTAAAGACGATGCTATGAGTCAAAAGAAAGTTCGAGAAGTGTCAGACGCTGTTGTAAGTGTATGGGACGTAAATGCAAAAGGTTGGCGCAGTTTTCGTTATGAACGGATCAATGCTGTTGATATCATAGAAGAATACGAGCAGGATTGGTACACTACCAAAATCACTTGACAAATCTATATTAGTGTATTATAATACTAGTATGAATAGGCAAAGGATAAGGCAAATGATGAAAGATAAACTTATACTAGTAGATTGCGATGGCGTTCTATTTGATTGGGAATATGCGTTTGATCAATGGATGAAACGACACGGATATACAGTTTATGCACCAGATGTGTATAAGATGAATACCAAATATGGTTTAGAAGCTTCCGAAGCAAATAGACTAGTACGTATGTTTAATGAAAGTGCGTGGATACGTAAACTTCCTCCGTTGCGAGATGCAATTAAATATGTGAAAAAATTACATAGTGATCACGGATATATCTTTCACGCTATTACAAGTCTAAGTAATGATGATTATTCACAACATTTGCGTACAAAAAATCTACGTGAAATGTTTGGTGATAGTGTTTTTGAAAAGTATATTTACTTAGATACAGGTGCAGACAAAGACGAGGCTCTTAAAGAGTACGAAGGAACTGGATGTTATTGGGTTGAAGATAAACCACTGAATGTAGACTGTGGTATTGGCTTTGGATTAAATGGTATTCTTGTTAAGCATACACACAACGAAGATTACAATGGCAAAGCAAAAGTTGTAAATAATTGGAAAGAGATATACGAGATAGTAACAAAATGAAAGTTTACGTAGAATCGTTATTCCCAACAGGAGTAATGATAATTGATGATTTTATTGATGATCACGAACGTGATGAAATCCTCACATATGTTCGTTCTTTAGATATGCACGACAATGATGAAACTGTGCCAAGAAATGCACTAAGCACATTTGACGGCGCTAAAAACTTTATTGATGATGTTACAAAGAACACAGCAGTTGACGACTTTTTTGATAGGGTAACTTTTATCTTAAACGAGTATGCAAACGTGTTAGGCCAGCCAGAGCTTAAATTAACAAACTCTTGGGCTCATATACAAAACGAAGGAAGTGTAATTGTAGATCATACCCATCCAAATTCTAAAGTATCAGGCGTGTTATACTTAAATACAGATAGAGACAGTAATAATTTAGTTTTTAAGAATCCGAATCCGTATGCTAGGCTAGAGACTCCATTAGTGAGCAACGAGTTTAACTATAGCATTAATACGATTCCGGTAGAGAACGGGAGATTAGTATTATTCCCGAGTTGGTTAGAACACGGTTCTAACTATGAAATCAACAAAACCCAAGGAAGGACTATGATTAGTTTCAATAGTAGTACAGTACAATGAAAAAAATAACACTATTAGCAGTTATGCTAACATTTGGATGTAGTCCTGCATTTGCTGAGACGGTGCAGGATCATTTTAAAACCGTAACCAAGAGAACACCATACACTGAAACAGTGTGTAATGTTGTTGACGTTCCGATTTATGGTAATACTTCTAGTAATACTACCGCACAAGATATTATTGGCGGTGCTCTTATCGGTGGTATTATCGGCCATCAATTTGGTGATGGAAATCAACGCAAGGATAACAGGAACGCAGGTGCTATTCTTGGAGGCATCATTGGTGCTAACAAGAACCAAAAACAGGAAGGTATTGTAGGATACAGACAAGAAGAACAGTGTAGGAATATTACACGTTATAGCGAAAGTTCGGAAGACGTATATAGTCATTCAACAGTTTCTTTTTACCATAACGGTCAACAATATACGTTGAGGTTTAAGAAGTAAGACATTCCCCCGTAGCTCAGCTGGATAGAGCGTAGGTTTGCGGAACCTAAGGCCAGGAGTTCGAATCTCTTCGGGGGAGCCAAATTAAAGCACATTCTGCATACAGTATAGCTGATGCAACAGGCTGATAAACTGGGAGTGTGTTTTATTATAGAGAGGTGGCTGAGTGGTCGAAAGCGGCACCCTGCTAAGGTGTTGAACGTGTAAGCGTTCCGAGGGTTCGAATCCCTTCCTCTCTGCCATAAAATAGAAAAGGAAAGAAAAAATGAAAGTATCAGTAGATGTTTATACAAAAGATGTTGAAGCAGCATTATCAGCATTTAAGTCTGCTCTGGAATCAGGAGCAATAGAGGTTAATTTACGCTCATATGAAGATTATGACACAAAAGAATTTGAAAGTCTTAATCTATCGTTTGAAGCTGACAACCAGTCAGAAGCAATCACCGCACTTGACGCTGGGCCTTTTGTAAGAAATAGTTCAGACCTATAAAAAATAAGCGGGTGTTGTGTAATGGTAAGACCTTAGCCTTCCAAGCTAATGATAGGGGTTCGATTCCCCTCACCCGCTCCAACACTTACTTGAAAGGTAAAAAATTGGGAAGAGTCTTTATTGAAAAAGCAATGCAACATACAGGCATTAATAGAACAAACTTAATCGGTGTGGTTGCATACTTGATTAGAACTAAACAAGCAAGTGGACAAGGTGATGCAATAAAAAAACTTGAGTCGGGAGAATTTGATGGTTTTGACTTTGATGAACTACTTATAGCTTCATACCAAGTTGAAAAACCAAAATCTGAAATTGCCGTTTTAGATGAAGACGACGGCTATCACGACTAAGTATATTATTGCTGGTTTAGCTCAGTTGGTAGAGCAGGGGTTTTGTAAACCTCAGGTCGGGAGTTCGAGTCTCTCAACCAGCACCACTGCCCCGGTGGTGAAATTGGTAGACACGCAGGTTTTAGGTACCTGTTCGAAAGAGTGGGGGTTCGAGTCCCTCCCGGGGCACCATAACATAGACACGGAGAGTAAAATGACAAAACAAGTAAGACCCATTGGATGGGCAAACACAATTCTTAGTACGAAAGAAGCCTGGGATAGCATTATGACTATTAATGGCTCTTCGTTACGTAAACTCGATCCTCGAGTAGCACATATGGTATTTCAAATTCTAGCATTTATGTGGTCAGGTATCTTTGCTGTAATGATTGGTAGCTATATGGCTTTTGGTATTAGTGCCGCATTTCATTTAGTGTTCATTACAGGTGTGTTTATTACTGCGATAACATTGAATGCCGCAGATAAAAATCCTCAAAAGGTTAACACACTTTTTAACCTGCGCCCTGGATACCACAGTGTAAGTCGCACACGCCAAACAATGTGGATCAACGGACAAAAGGTAAAACTAGATGCAAACGATCCAGGCGGAGAACACGAATAAAAGTCAACCAAAAGTGGTTGACAAACAGAACTAAATAAAGTATAGTATACACATACTAAACAAAAGGAATACTTACGTGTTTAAGAACATACAACAGTCACTAATAATATGCTGGTGCCCACCACAAGGAAGGGGTATGTCTTAACGCGACTTTTGAAAAAGTTATTTAAGATAAGCCCCTAGTGTTAATTCATTAGGGGCTTTTTTTATGGGTGAAGTGTTATGGTAGCACGGCAGTCTCCAAAACTGCAAGCGGGGGTTCGACTCCCTCCACCTATGCCAATGTGAGCGTGGCGGAATGGTTACGCAAAGGATTGCAAATCCTTTTTATGCAGGTTCGAGTCCTGTCGCTCACTCCATATAGTCCCGTAGTTTAACGGTAAAACACCCGGCTTATACTCGGCACAGTCTCCAGATTAGAGAGCGATGGGGGTTCGAATCCCCCCGGGACTACCAACTTTTAGGTTGACATTAGAAGCATAATATTGTATAATAATTATATTAATTAGGCACACACAGAGGCATAAGTCTATGGCAACATTCGTAATTAGCGACACTCACTTTAACCACGCAAATATTCTTGACTTTAAGGATTACATTGGTAAGCCGTGTAGAGAGTTTGATAGTGTTGATCAAATGAACCAGTGTATGTTAGACAACTGGAACGATACAGTTGGTCCAAAAGATACTGTTATCCACTGTGGTGATGTTCTTTTTGGTATGGACAAGGTTGACTGGTTAACAGCAAACTTTGCAAAGTTACCTGGTAAGAAAAGACTTGTTCTTGGTAACCACGACAATGTAAAACAACTTGCACCGTTCTTCAAAGACATCCAGTTATGGATTGATATGAGTGATAAAGGTTTAATCTTTACTCACACACCTTTGCACCCTAGCACACTTGCTGAGAAGCATAGGTTTGGTGACGGCAACTTGTTGAACGTACACGGACACATCCACACTAATCCTTCACCCGACGGACCATACAAGTGTGTTTGTGTAGAGCAAATTAACTTTACACCTATAAACATAGAGGAGTTGACGTAAATGAAACTTGTAAATTTTAAATTAAAAGAAACCGAAATGCCTAAAGGTTTGCAGGCAATACTTCAGTTTGACAACTACGAACTTAGCATAGTTAATAATGAAGTATCTTATGGTAATAAACAAGGCTTATACGAAATTGCTGTATTTAAAGATGGCGAGCAATATGAACTTCCGGGTGTTACCAATCCCGGAGATACGGTAAAAGGATGGTTGACAGAAGACGAAGTTGATGCTATTATAAGTAAAATGTATTTTTTAACAGGCAAACAACCGAGGCAAATATGAGAACACAACCACAAGACATTATTGCTAGACTAGAAGCAGACAATAGTCGACTTGCAAAAGAAGCAATTCTAAAAGAAGCACACGAAGAAGGACTACCAGAGTTCTTTGAAGGTCTTACAATGGCCCTTGACCCACTTGTTACATTTGGAGTTAAGCAAGTGCCTGAACGTTCAGATGTACTAAGTGGTCAAGGTCTTGAATGGCCGGTGTTTAAAGAATTGTGCCGTAAGTTACAAGACCGTAGCCTTACTGGTCACGCCGCTCGTGATGCAATTATCTTGTGTAGAGATACTGCAACTGAAGAACAATGGAACGTTTGGTATCGTAGAATTCTTATTAAAGATTTACGTTGCGGTGTTTCAGAAAAAACTGTAAACAAGATTGCACCAGGTACAGTACCTATGTTTACTTGTGCCCTTGCTCACGATAGTGCCAAGCACGAAAAGAAGATGACTGGGAAGAAACAGATTGAAATTAAACTAGATGGCGTTCGTGTTATTACAGTTATCCAAGGTGGTAAAGTTGAAATGTTCTCTCGTAACGGAAAACAGTTTCATAACTTTGGACACATTATCGAAGAGATCGAAGCAGTAATCAAAGAACACCCTGTGCCTTATCCGCTTGTACTAGACGGAGAAGTAATGAGTGCTAACTTCCAAGATCTTATGAAGCAGGTGCATCGTAAGGACAATGTAAGTGCAAACGATGCTGTACTACATTTGTTTGACACTATTCCGCTAGGATGTTTCAAGAACGGTGTGTGGGATAAGCCACAGAGTTTTAGAAGTCTTATCACTAATCATTGGGTAAGAGATCACCAGGACAAATTAAAGCACGTACAAGCGTTGGACTGGGAAGATGTTGACTTGGACACACCTGAAGGTCAAGAACGCTTTGTAGCGTTAAATAAACAGGCCGTAGAAGGCGGCTATGAAGGAGTTATGATTAAGGACATTGATGCTCCTTATGAATGTAAGCGTACACACGCTTGGCTTAAAGCAAAGCCATTTATCGAAGTAACATTGGAGGTTGTAGATGTTGAAGAAGGAACAGGACGAAATGAAGGTCGACTTGGTGCATTTGTTTGTGAAGGAGTTGATGACGGAAAGAAAATTAATGTTAATGTCGGTAGTGGCTTTACTGATGCTAATCGTGACGACTTTTGGAATAGTCGCACTAATATCAAAGGTCAACTTGTAGAGGTTAGAGCAGATGCTATTACACAAAATCAAGACGGTACTTATTCGCTTAGGTTTCCAAGGTTCAAAACTTTCCGCGGATTTGAAGTCGGCGAAAAAATCTAAACCAAATATTTGTGTGTGGGATTTAGAACGTGAAGGCTGAGTACATACTACATTCGTTTACTATGGGCGATGTAGAGGATCCTGATTTATATGTTGCGGCACCTATTTATGAATGGCAACAAACTACAGCAGGTAAAACAGCAATGAAATATGCTAAAGATCCTAAGTATTATATTCACTCAGATGTCTATTCGATGGGCTATAAAGTGACTGTCACAGGCAGGCTTGAAGGTAAGTATGCCACACTCTATGAACTCAAAAAGGCTTGACTTTTTCTTTATCAGGCTATATAGTACGTATAACACCATAAAAAGAGAAAGAACATATGACAGACAATTTTAAATTATTGTCGGATGCAGAACATATCCGAAAACGCTTTAGTATGTACGGGGGCAGTCAGGTTGTACAACAAGAAGAAGCATTTCTAAATACAGAATTCAAAAAAATTAATGCTGTTGGTGGACTTCTCAAAGTTATCAACGAAATTATTGACAACTCAGTAGACGAGCACGTTAGAACTAATAGAGAGTATGCTACACGTATTGATGTAGATATTGACCCAGACGGTTCTATTATTGTCAGTGACAATGGTAGAGGTATTCCCGCAGTAGAAATTGATACTCCAGATGGTAAAGAGTATCAAATGGTTTCAGCATTTACAAGAGCCAGAGCAGGTTCAAACTTTGACGACACTAACCGTGAGTCAATAGGTATGAACGGTGTAGGCTCTATGATTACATTTGTAACTAGTAAAACATTTGACGCAAAAAGCTCAGATGGAAAACTGCAAGTACATTTGCGTGGTGCTGATGAACAAATTAAAAGTGTACGCACAAAGGAAACTGCACTCAAAGGCACAACTGTAAAATTTAAGCCAGACTATGAATTCTTCGGTATGGAGAATATCGACGATACACACATTCAATTGATTGAAGAACGTGTTCGTTCACTTGCATTAGCGTTTGATACAATACGTTTCCGTTTTAATAAAAAGATTGTGCGTCTAAAATTTAATGAATACTTTGGAGAGTGTGATATCTTTCCTAGTGAAAAAGCAACATTTGGTATTACTAAATCAGATGGGTCGCATCAATCACACAGTTTAGTAAATGGACTAAGTGTAAAAAGTGGTACACACATTGACCATTTCCTTAGTGTAGTAATTCCAGAATTTAGAGAAACACTTAAAAGACGTAAAAAGGTAGATATTACTCCTGCTCGTTTAAAACAGCATTTGCGAGTTCACGCTATAATTAATGGATTCCCTGCACTAAAGTTTGACAGTCAAACTAAAGAACGTGTAACAAATTCAGCCGCAGAATGTCGCGATGCTATCGGCGAAATTGATGCTAAGAAAATTGTTGCTAAACTGATGAAGAACGAAGACTTGGTTAACGAAATATGTGCTTACACTAAAATGCAAGAAGATTTGGCTGCTAAGAAAGAGCTAGGCAAACTTGAAAAGAACAAGAAAGTAAAAAGCGACAAATACTTTGCTGCCATTGGACATCGTACTGATAGAATTTTTGTCGTAGAAGGTGATTCGGCAAGTGGTGGTTTAATTAAATGTTTGGGACGCAAAGGTAATGCATTCTATGCACTCAAAGGTGTTCCTCTTAATGTACTTGAAGTAAGTCATCAGAAGTTTATGGCGAACAAAGAGTTAAGTGAACTATATTCAATTATTACTACATTCCCAGAAGCAGAGATTTGTATTGCTACTGATGCTGACGCAGATGGCAGTCGTATACGTGGATTGATATCGCTGTTTATGTTTAAGTATTTTCCAGAACATCTAAACAATGGCAAGATGAAAATACTGCGTACACCTATTGCAATTGGTAAAAAGAACAACGAAGTAAAAGAATGGGCTTATACATTTGCAGATGTAAACAAGATTGATCATAAATTAGATGTAAGCTATGTAAAAGGATTAGGTTCGTGGAGTGAA